AATTACAGCAGCCGATGTAGTAGTTTTACCAGCTTGTCTACAAGTTTTAATTACAGTGAATCGATTGTCAGCAATAGTTCTTGACATATCTTCTTGAAAAGGATACATCTCAAAATTAATAAGACCCCTATCAAGGTTAATAATCTTTGTATACGTTTTAATAAAATAATTAATGTCTTTAGAACATTTGATTACTTCTTCAATCTGCTCCTGTGTATATTCAATAGGAACATATGCTTTTTTGAGAAGAGGGTTATTTAAATAGAGGTCAGACATACTATTTTCAATTTTTCTATTGACATTATTAAAAAATACGTTATAATAGGACTTGTCCTTATGAATGATTATAACTTATTTGTTATCTTTAATTAGATTCATGAGGTCTGATGTTGATCCAACATACAATGCATTTGTAACATTCTGTGGTGCAGATGTATTATTATCTTCTTTGAGTTTCTTTACACTCTTTTGAAGCTCCAACAGATCCTTATTCGCATCCACAATTGTTTTCATCATAGTAGATAAAACTTCGTATGCTCTTGGTGATTCAGAAGTGGAAGCAATAGAAGCAAGGTCAGCGATTGATTGTTGTGCGCTATCAATAATCTCTTTAAGATTCTCTCTTGCATATTTGTAATCATCATCAATGTCATTATCTGTAGATGGCGTTTCATTCATTACAGTAACACGAGATTCTTCTATTGCCTCTGCCATTGGTTTGGTGTCAGTGGGCAAATCAAAGATTGCTTCCATATTCTTCTCAAGATTCGTCTTCATTTACCCTGTCCACGATACCTCTTAAAAGATGCTCTCTTGCGTTTATTTTTTGGTCGTGACTGTGGGCTGTTGCCAATACTTGTTCTGTGTTTTTGAACAACTTTAAATTCAACTTTTGATACCATTTTTGCCATTATGAATTCTCTATATTAAATGTGTCAGTGTTAATATCAGTTGTGAATCCATAATCGGAGTTAGCACTAATAGCACTTGTCGCAACTGATAGCGAAGCGTTTGCAGATGGTGACGTAAGAGGTGCGCCATTTGCAAACTGTGATGGAGTTACTGTAAGTCTTTCAATTTGTGCTGAATCAGCAGGAACATCCCCAAAGAAGTTTGTAACAGACCTTTTGATAACACCTTGATTTGCAACTGGACCGTATATATATGCTTTCATACTAAAGGTAAGACTATATATCAAAGCACGGCGAGTGTCAAAGTCGCCTTCATATGTATCTTCAATTGAAATATCTTGAAGAACAACAGGTGTATCAACAACAACATTCATCTCTGGAATCAAACGAATATTTGTTGTAAACTCTGGGCGAAAGTATGGAAGTATCTGTTCAAGTATCTGTGCACCGTCATCAGCATTCGATACAAAGATTGATAATAAAATATTAATATCATATGGTACAGGCACATACTGTGTTTTTAAACGGTCATTATCATCAGACTTGAGAGTTACATTTTTAATAGTGGATGATAGTTTCCTTGTCGGAGCATATGTCATGCCTGTAATTTCAAACCCCATACGAGGTAATGTAATCGCTACCGCCTGTTCAAAGTTTGGATCTTGACGGAGACGGACCAAAAATTTTTCTTTAGGACCATATGCTAATGGAACTGCGATAGATTGAACTCTTTCGCCAGCAGTGTTCAGTCTCGCAATAACAATATCATTAAAAAGATTGCCAAAACTGATTATATACTTCCGTATTGTACCGTGATAATATTGTTGAAACATTAATAGCGATCCACTTCACCAAAAGGATTTTTTTCGCTAAAGTCAATTACAGAACTTGGACTAAAGATTGGATCGTTGCTTTGGAAATAAGAGTTGTTTGCAGTCGGTTGATTGTCTTCAATCCTATATTCTTGCATAATAGAACCACCATCTTCATTCAATAGTTTTTCATCATCTTCAAGCAACATCTCATATGCGAGTATGTCCGTAGTATAGTTATCTTCAATACTATCTATATCAGATATACCAGTGTCAATTTGCTCACTACTATATTCGAATAACTCACAACGAATATCATATGTCTGAAGTCGACCAGTCTGATAGAATACTTGCTCGTGCTCAACAAACTTTATTTCAAAAAGTTTTTTTACAAGAGGGAAATAAATCAAGTCGCCTTCTGTTGGTCGATTTGTAGTGATAGAATATCCCTCTAACCCACCTTCTTCAAGTTGAATAGAATCACCAGCATATGCAGTTGAAAGATATTGACGAGAAGGAGCATTTGTATCTGCATCTTCTGTAAGAATATTGTATCCAACTTCAGTAGTAAGTTTTTCCGATTTTGCTTGGTCGAATCTTTTACGAGCCACTGTCAATGTAATCTGGTCACGTATTTCAAGATTGAACTTCGATAAGAAATCGCCTTCGCCTTCAAACCCTTCAACATTCTTAATGTACATCTCAAGGTCAACAGCATCATCAAATTTACGAAGCGTATCTTCACCAAACAATGGATCTTCACGCACGAATACGCTCGGAATATACTTGACATTATATCCGTAAATCTTGAGGCATTCGATTGTCAAATCTTCAACGAGGTCTTGTTCACGACCATAATTGAAGTTATTGAAGTATTGGTTTAACATAATTTTTAACCTGTCATGTCATTGACGGGCAGACTGTAACTCACTATCATTTCTTCTTCGAGTTTTTGAATCTCTGCTTCAGCATCGTCATAAATCTTTGCACCATTGAACGTCAAACCACCAGGGAGTTGTACACCTTCAAATTTAGTAAGATTGCTTCCCCATTGACGTTTAATCAATGCAGTTGCATATCGTGAAAGCCAACGGTCTCCCCACACATCACCATATGTATCTGGATCTGTGATCTGATATGCATCAACAATTACATATTCTCCAGTAAGAATATCATCTGTCCAATCCATATCAATGTGAAGTTTGTTGACGTGGCGATTATAACGAATAGGTTTGAGACCAACAAAGATTTCTTCAAGCATACGTATGTGTGTCATTGCCATTGTATATGGAACATACGAACTTGCAGAAATATCAAAGAGGTCGTTCAAGTGAATCTGATAGCGAATGCTGAACAGATTAGAAGATTGTAACGCTTGACCGATTGGTAAGATATTATTGATTCCTATGATCGACTCTGGAATCGTGATGTAGCCATTGGCTTTATCAGTAGCAGTTACAATATGTTTATGCAGAATACGTTCAGTCCCATCAAAGTGGTAATCCTGATAGTATTTCAATGCTTCGTCTATACGGTCGTCAACCTGTTCATCGTCCACGTTAATGTCGATGACGGGATAACCAAGCCGACGAAGGCAGTAATCTTTAAATGTTTGTCGTGAGTTTGGAACAGCCATAGAAAAACTCCAGTCATTTATATCTATTTATAAACAACTGGAGTTATCTACTGGGGAGCAGGGGTATTATTATGAGAAGTAAGGTAGTTTATATGTACTTCCACCGAGATTAAATGTAAGGAAACCTGCTGGATTCACAAGTGCTTCGTCATTCAATGCAACATCATCTTGAGTTGTTGTAATTGAACTTGCACCAACTGTAACTACAACGTTAGCAGAAGTCAGTTTGGACGCAATACTATTTGTAACAGTTGTGCTGAAGTTTGCATCATCACCAAGAGCAGCAGCCAACTCATTTAGTGTATCTAAAGTAGTTGGAGCAGAGTCGGCAAGATCAGCAATTGATGTATCAACATATAACTTCGTAGCAGCATCAGCGTTAGCAGATGGTGTACCAAGTTCAGTAATTTTATTACTGTTCATGTCAAGGTCATCACCGAACTCAATCTTAGTACCAGCACTATCAGTGATGCGCTTACCACTGAGAAGTTGAACTGTACCCTTGAGTTCAATATTACCTGAAGATGTGGTAAGAGCAATATCACCACTTTCTGTAGCAGTCAAGTTAACACCAGCAACTGATTGAACAGTTGTTTCACCACTACCTAATGTTTTAATTGTAAGAGACTGGTCAGAATCAGCAGTGAATGTGATTGTACCAGAATCGTCTTCAAGAACTTTTTGCCCGTTGACATATAATGACCCAGGACCAACATATACATCTTTCCATGCGAGAGATGGAGTACCAAGACTATATGTATCATCAGCAGCAGGAATAATATTCTGTGCTTCAACAGTTGTTGTGAATGTATTAGAAGAACCACTTGCTAAAGTGGAAACTTCTGATTCGAGGTTTGCAATTTTGACGAAACCAACGTTAATGCTGTTGCGTCTTGTTGCAAATGTATCGCTTGATACTAAGTTAGCAATCTGTGCCATTTATAAGACCCCTATGCTAATGTGTCTGGAATAGTTGGCCAGTCATTGAGAGTTGCTGTTACTGCGGCATCCATTTTAGCTGTGTATTTAACACCGTCAACTAAGTCAGTTTCTAGAACTTCAACATCATCAGCATCAAGATAGATCAAAACGCCGTCAGCGTTTGTTGATTGAGTTGCTGGAATATCTGTATGAAGAGCAATGAATGCATCCATATCAGCAGCAGCATCAATTGCTGTTTCCATTGTACCAGAAGCTGTACGAACAGCAGCACGATAAGTTGCAACATCAGTAGGAATTGCAGCACCACCTTCAGCAGCACGAACTACGTACCAGTCAGATGGTGAAAGAAGTGAAGCAGCAGTTGCTTTTACTTGAGATTTTTTCTGTGACTTGAGACCAAGAGTAGTAACAACTTCACCATCTTCGTCTAAGTAATCTTCCATCTTAGGTGTATATTCAACATCTTCAACTAAGTCTGTTTGAAGAACTTCAACATCATCAGCATCAAGATAAATTGCAACACCATCAGCGTTTGTTGACTGAATTTGTTGATTTGAATCTTCAAGTGCTTTTTCAACATGTGTATATGTCTTTGTGACTGTACCAGCAGCATCGTCAACAACAACTGAAGAACCACCTTGATTATAGAAACGACTATCAACAGATGCACCTTCTTCACTATATGAATAGATACCGATTGCTTGAAGTTCATCAGCAGACCAACGTGTAAAAATACTACGTGGATGCTGAATGCCACCGATTGTAATTGCTTTTGGACGTGTGTAAACTGCGGTCACACTTCCTGATTCTACTAATGCCCACATTTTTTAATGTCTCCTAATTTTGGGTTATTCATTATATAGTGTTTCAATAATTATCTTGCTCTTCCTTGAGTATAACCGTCATCGCCTTGGAATGGGTTTTCTGCAAACGCTGCGAAGACGTAGGTGCCACCGCTGGCGTTTCTGGCAGCACCTGTATTTCTCATTTTAAAGCCGTTAGATAATAATTCATCTTGAGCAAGTGATACTTCGGCGCTGGAGGTGTCCGCATAAAGAACATTGTTATTTGGGTTATACCCCAATCTTTCTTTATCATAGATATGCCAACTGCCTGTACTGTCGAACCTTTTTATCATCAAAAATGCTGGTCTAAATCCACAATACACAAACGGGCCATCAGTCGAGCCATTGCCCGTATAGCTGCCGAACTTTGAGAAGCCTTCGACTTCTGCCCAACAGTAGGCGACGTAATCCTTATTTGCAGTATGCAAAGCACCGAGAGTATTAAAATGACTTGCACTTGCTGGAGGATCACCCACAATCACTCCATTATTAGTTTGAGCGGCGGTTGAGTTTAATTTTAAGTTATTGTTAGCTGCTAAATCCTTATGCCAAACATACCAATCAGTAGCATCTGTTCGATTTTTCCAAATCATCATACCCGGAACAGCACCAAGACTATGACCAACAGTTTCTACAGTAGATGGAGAAGCTGGAGCCGTGTACGTAACGATACTAAACCCACTTGTTGTATTGACACTTACTTGACTGGTAATTGAAAATGTACTATTGGTAACAGCAGTGCCACCAGCTTTCCAGCACCATGCGACGTGACCTTCGCCACTTGTGTTAATTGGTCCACCACTACCTACTGTAAACCCGTCGCTATCAAAACTATCTAAACCAGCGGTAGCTTCGGCATTTGTATTGTCAGATGACAATCGTTCCGTTGCCCCTGCAATGACGTTAACAAGAATGTGACTTGAGGTGCTATCTCTTTTCTTAATCCACACAAAATCAGGTTGAAAACCTACCCCTGTAATAGACTTCGATGTTCCATTACCAGTATAAATCACCGTATTGAAATAATCTGAACCATCAGCAATCGTTGGCGCTGCAAAGTCAGCAGTTGACCATCCAGAAAAGCCTGTCGGCGGAGTTTCATTAAAAGCGACCTGACCAAAGTTGACCGTTCCAACGACACTTAAACGAAGGCGAATAAAAACAACCAGACCAGAAGCTAGTTCGGTTGCACCAATCGTTGCAAGCTCACCCGTACCCGCAGCAGGATCGCCGCTGTTGGCCCAACCATTATTAGAGTTACCAGACCATACTTTACCAGTGTCTAAATCAATCGCCCATTTTTCATAAGCAGCAGCATCAGGACCAAAACCAGAGTATGAGGTAGACGAAGTTTCATCAAAGAAATTGTCACCGTTCCAAAGCCACTTATCAGCATCAGCGGTATCAATACCGTTTACTGCGCCCTTCCAATCATTAGCGGTCCAGATTGGGGTTGTGGTAATCCCCATTGAAGGGTCGCCAGATACGCTTGACCAATAACATTCAAAATAAATCTTGCCGGTTGTCGGTAATGACATAGTGCAGAATGCGTTTTTAACGTCAGAACCCGTTTGCGTGACTGTCCTATTGCCATTTGAAAACGTGAATGTCCCGGATGTTGATTTATCATTTGGATTTAGGGTAGGTCGATTACCAAACCCATCATCCGCACTATCAGTCGGCGTGTCGCTGAGTTGGTCGTCTGCGGTGAAGTTGTTGGTAACGTAACTGTTGTCATTTGTTTTGCTGATCGTAATGCCGAGTAGCGTAACGTCTGAAGTGGCACCAGAGAATGTAACAGTTTGCGTTGTTCCATTGGTAGCAGATGTATTTGTGTACTGAGCCGCAGTATAAAGACCAGCAGTATCAAAATTTCCGCTATCATACTTTTCTGTTGCTGGCGACCAACTTGCAGAAATGTTCGACCCAGCATCATAACTAGACAAAAGAGTTACTGAATTTTCGCTACCGGCGAATGTTGTAGATATCGCAGAACCAGAAACGGTATTATCGCCGTTACTATAAATTACGCTATGGGAGCCTGTTACAGACCAAACACCAATCGCTGCGTTGTGCATGCTAGAATTGAAAGTAACAACGATATCTCCAGTTGAACCTGTTGGTACTGCGGCATACCAAAATTCGTGAGCGTTTAAGTTAACAGATTGCTGACGCACAACAAAAGATGCTGAAACACCATTAATCGTCATTGTGGATACAGTACGAGAACCAGCAGTAGCCCTTGCACCTTCAACAGCCACATAAATATAACGATCTGCGTCGGCTGTCCCTAAGTCAGCAGATGAAAATGTATAGGTCGTTGCATTGCTGTCGTCCGTGTATCCTGCTTCGAAAACAATGGTCGGTTGAGCGTTAGAGTTATTCTTTACATCAACCCCAAACGCTGCCGTATCCGCAAAATCCAATGCAAAGCCGTTGGTGCCAAAGCCTGTTCCTGTATCGTTTTGACCAAACATATTCCATTCGATCACGCTATCCAGCGTTCCACCGTTGTTGCTACTAATATTCATGCGGTAGTAAGTGTACGCTGTGTCGTTATCAGAGCAGTCAAACCAACGAACCTCTTGATCTGACCAACCGCTTTCCCCAGAAACAGTGTCAATTGTTACTTCTTCACCGCTAAAGGCTCCAGTATTCGATCCTACAATTGTCCACGAGTTAGGCGCACGGTTCGCAAGTGACCAAGCAGCCACATGGCCGACAACGTAATATGCTTTAATTGTTTGGGCTGTGTTGTACTCAAATTGTAGCCATTGACTTCCAGCAGACGACGATTGCCAACCAACGTTGGTCCCGCCAGATGTAACCTCATTAAATGCGTGCTCTGCGGCAGAACTTGCGTTTGCTTCTGAACTTGCAGAGGCCGTACCTGTCGAAGGCTTAGATGCATGATCATCTATAGAAAGATTTTCCGTCCAAGAAACCGTTGCCGTGCCAGCAAACTCAATAGGATTCCAATACCCGTCGTCGTCTTCTTCACCAAAGCTGGTAGGATCAAGTGCAGCGCCGTCAACGAGAATTGGGAGAGCCATGTGACCGTCCCATTCTTGTGTGCTAAAAGTACGGCCAATGTAGTGAATAGCTGTCGAATTAATATCAACATCAAAATTTTGGGCAGGGTAATCTGTGGTGGCATAAGATTGTTCTATGCCGTTGATGTATATCTTCACCCTATCGGCGGCTGTTGCTTGTGTTGTGTCTACGGAGACAACCAAATGATACCAAGCGGAAGGGTCACGGTATAACCCGTTAGTTGCGACTTGGTATGTGACAACCCCTGCATCTAGATGTCTAAAATTGATGCTACCCGTGTTTTGAAACTGTATCCGTGTGCAGTTATTCAGATCAACACCTCCAAAAAACAAATTGGCAGTCGATCCATCAACTACGTGCTTAAACCAAACCGAATACGTCCAAGTTTTGCGGTTCCCCGCCGTCGAAGGCGTGCGGTTCAGATACGTTGTCGAGCCGTCGAATAGCAGGGACTGTTCAATTAAATAATCTCCACCACGAGTCTTGCGGATTGTCGGTGTATATAAGTTACCTGGAACGCTCATTCATTTTTCTCCGTAACACTCGAAAGTGAATTATGATAAGTTTTGGATTACATCAACTACAATATTGTTAGCAGATGAAACATAATAAGATAGAACGTCGGTTCCACTCGCAGTAATTGTTGGAGGAGTGCCAGCAGCAAAGTCAAAGTCACTACCAAACGATACTGTGTAAGAACCACCGTTAACGATTTCCATTGCACCAGACTGACCAGCAACTTGGTTTGTTGGGTTATTAAGTGTAATGTTACCAGCAAGAGTCATCTTGAAATGGTTAGATAAAGAGAAGTCTTGACGGAATGCTGTATTTGCAATTAACGAACCATGGTCAGTAACAGCACCACGTTGAGCAACACTAAACGTTTGAACAACGTCAGTCTTAGCAGTATCTGCATCAGCATCTTGTTTACCAGAAATAGCACTGTTGGTGTTAGCAAGAGCAGCAGTTGCTTGAATTGCAGCAGTTGTTGTAGCAGTCTCTACTGTGCCAATACGAGAGTTTGTATTTGCAAGAGCAGCTTTTGCTTGAACATCAGCAGTTGTGTAGGATGAAGAATCTAGCTTTGTGCCAATAAAAGTATTGGTGTTAGCAAGAAAGTCAACATCAGCAGCACTAATTGAAGCAGCAGGAACGGTTACTGTGCTTGTAGCAACCAGTGTCGCACCAGTTACTGTATTTGCACTGACTGTGTTTGCAGTTGGATTGATCTCAAAAAGATTCGTGAAACCTTGGTTTGAACGAATTCTCCATGTATCAAACGTATCTGTAAGAGCAACGTTAGCTACTTGACCCATGTTTTATCTCCTGTTGATAAGAGAAGACCGTTTGACACGAATCTCTCATTGAATGTTTTTAACTACATTTATTTATAATTTTTGTACGTTAGCATTTGAAGAAATAACATGATTTAAAATTTCTTTAAGCTCTTTTAAATCTTGCTTGATATCATTGATATCGTTGAGAATTTCATGTTGTTTGCTTTTCTTTGCCTTATATGCGTACAATGCTCTATTGTCCACTGAAAGAACAGCACCATTGTTTTCATCTTTTTGAAAACCGTCTACATTTTCAATGGGTTGAAGTTTCATTTATTTATACCTTAAATTTGAAGAGCAATTGCACGGAAATCTTTCAACCTTGGCACCCGTGAAGGTGTTGAAGAAAGAAGAACGACCTTAATCTTAAAGTGTTTAAATCCTGTATATGTTACACCATTATCTGTATACTGAACTTCACCAGAAGCACCTGTAAGATAAGATGTTGGAATACTATATTCATATTCATTGAAGTCTTGAGTATTTTCAGAATCTGACACAACAGTGGCTGATGTGACCTGAGTCATATCAATCCATGTCTTGTCTTCCATTGTTTCACCATCTTCACCATTCAATAGTTTGACATAAACTTTAACGGTTGCTGTTGATGGCTTATATGCTCCAACGAATACCTTGAGGTCTTCAGCGTCTTGACCATCTGCAAGTGTTACTGTTCTTTGTACATAACGAGCAATCGCATTACCGTTGCCAGTTGAATCTTCGTTTGTAGAGTCGTTGTTAATTAAGTTTTCTACTGTGAATAACGCTGAACGGTCATTATCAATTGCAGGTGAATGACGAACATTACCACCATTGGTAAGAGTAAACTTAATCTCAGCAGATTTTGCACTTGATAGATTTGCAATTTCGTTTGAACGACTTAGAATATATCTACGCCCATCATATGTTGTATCATCATTGATATCAACATTTCGGAATGATGAATCAAGAGCACTTGATGTAATAGCAAGTTTTGCAGTAGCAGATGTTGTTGTATCTTGAAGATCAAGTTTACTTACGAATGTTCTAAATGTATCAATAGATAAGTTATCAATCGTGCTAATACGAGCATCAAGACCACTTACTTGCCCACGAATATATGTGTTTGCAGTAAACGAACCGCTTGGCTGTGATAGATGAACAACTGTGTTTGATTGTGTTGTAGCATCAAAGAAGTATACTTTACCAGTTGGTGTTGCTTGACTGCTTACTGTTGCAGTATTTGAACCAGCAATACCTGCTTTGTAGAGAGTAACTGTTTCAGTATCTGTAAACTTCGTACCAGTTGTAACTTCTTTTACACGAATATTTGTTCCAGAAACATTTGTCACTGTACCGTTAGCAGAAGAGGTTGAACCAACAAGAGTATCACCAATTGCGATACCGCCTGGTGCAGCCGAAAGTGTGAGTGTTGTTTCACCATGTACTTCTTCATCAACACGATTAAAGATTGTTGCGGTATCAACAGTATCAATTGTAAGATATTCTTTATCAATATTTTTAAAGACCGCAGTACCAGTTTGATTGGTACTAAAGTTAGCAAAGTACATATTAAATTTGAGGTCTTCGTCTTGTAAAGGAGTCCAGTTCTTGTCGTTTGCAGAAGAAAAGAGTGTTCCCATTACTGGTTGTTTTGATACACGATTGCCAGAAAGTAAATCTGTTCTTCCAAGACGAGAAGTCCATACTGTATAGTTTGGATTGTTATCTACTGGTTTTACAATAATAGCATAATCAATTGAGTTGAGTAGATACACTGGAGTTTCAAAGATTACTGGAGTAGGCGCAGAACCATTTGAACTTACGTTAACATCAGCAGAAGGTACGATTACACGACTAAATGGGACAACTCTATTTGTAATGAATGAAGTAGAAGGATCACATTCACGAATTTCAATCGCAACACCTTTTACTGGGTCTTTACTCTGGAAATACATGTCAATCTTAGATAAGAACATTCCAGGTGAAGCATCACCAGCAGAACCGAGACCATCATTTACACTGAATGTTTGGGCAAGTGGATCGCCTCCGGGGCCGCCGTCGTTGGGTGTTAAATCGGTCTCGCCATCGCTACGCATGCGATTTGGTCGTCGAATTGTTTGGACACTTGTTCTTGATTCGTTAACCGTTCTTGTGAGTGTTTCAATTTCACGAGTTGCAACAATCGTACCTTGCTGTACAACACTTAGTCCACCAGCACTATATGTGGCATCAGCAAATGTAGCGACTGCTCCAAAACCAGTACTGTTTGTTGGGCTATCAGTTAAGATAAACTTGAGAGATCCAACTGGAAACTTGAGAGCGTCTTCATTTGGAATTCTAAACAATCCACGAATAATACCCGTAGCATCAGTGATTAATGCGCTGCCCTCCGAAGCAGTGTTGGCAAACGATGTATTTGCTGGAGAACAAAAAGCATTTACATCTGATCCATCAAAGAATGCATAAACACGAGTACTTGGCTTCATACCTTCTGCTGTAAATTGTACAACACGAGAACGCATGAATGGAATAATGTTTACGTCTTTGAGTGAATCGCCTAAATCAGTCTCAATTACACCACCAGTATTAACAATTAATTGTTGACCTGTGCGACTTTCATCTGTAATAATTTGATTGCCACGTCGAGTAGAACCACCACCCCAACTTCCCCACTGAATGCCAGTAAAGTTAGCAACTTCAGCAAGTGCTTCGGCAAGACCACCAAAATCAATTGTGACAGTTGGTACTGTTGTTACATCTTGCCAGTAATCAGTGTCTGGTGTAAGTGTAATTCTACCGTGATGGGTATAAAAAGCGCCAGCAGCATTTCTTGTATCTGTTGCAAATGGATTGCTGATTGTTTCATCATGCGTCCAAGGAAGCATAATTAACTTACCAGCATTTGGCGCTGTTACAGAAGCAATAGTTGATGATGTTGTTGAAGTACCACCAACCGCTGAAGCACCAGCACTAAATGTACCAGATATATTTGAAAGATAAAGTTTTGTTCCAACTTGATAATCAAGCGTACCAGTAGCAGAACCAGCAGTAATTACTTCGCCGTTTGAATATGTTCCAGTTCCAACAACTAACGTGATGTCTTTTGATGTTGCGGTTGTGTTTGTTGAGTTGGCAGATTTAAATTCAGCCTGAACATCATCAACTTTAAATGATGGGCGAACTTCTTTGTTAGCTTTATCAATAGCAACTGCATATCCTGGGTCATAGATATCGGATGATGTGAAGTCAACAAACTCATCAACAATAATACCGTTTTTAAATCTATCTACACCAGTTGAATCAGCAAGGAATAATTCTTTTGTATCTGTTTCAAGTAATGAAAGTGATGTGTAGTACTCAAGATTATCAATACGTGATTCAAGACCTTGAATATCTTTCATTGTGAAGCGACGAATACGAACAGGATCAAGTTTAATTGCAAGGTCAGCACGACCACCTGGAGCAGTTGCAGTACTAATACGCTTTGCATTATCTTGTGGAAGAGATGGATAAGGTTTTACATTTACAATAGCAATCGTCATACCATCAGATGGTGCAGGTGGTGTTTTTGGATCAAGACTTGGAACGCCTTTGATTGATCTTAAAGCATTAGATGAAGTAATAACAATTCTATCTTTGCGTGGGAGATAATAATCAAAGTCTGTAATGAAGTCTTCATTAGGAGCCATAAATCGTAGCCCACCACTTGGCTCAACAATCGATGTTGAAACTGCTGGGTTACGAGAGATGTTTGTAAGAGTTGTTACATTGTTTGCAGTGTCAGCGATACGTGGACGAATATCAATATGATTGCGTAAATCGTACCGAGTGCCAGTTGTTGGTGATGTATAAACAGGAATCTCACCAGTAGTAATCGCAGTTGTATTTGCGCTATTTGTATCATCGATTGGATACGAATCAACTGAGAAGTAACCAACACCTTGTGAAGTATCGTGAGTAAAGTAATCAAACTTAACAAGATAGATATTGCCATTTGCTGGTGTATGTGAAGCACCATTCTTTAACTTGAGTTTGGCATGGTCATAGAAGTTATCACGCATACCTGTGTCAAGCGAGAAACTACTTGTAACATCAGTACCTTCAGA